AACGCGCTTGTCACTCACCAACAGTCCCAATGGCTTTGTCCAATACGGGACAGTGGTTGCAAGCCACCGCGACTAGACGTGCAGGATGAGGCTAGATGAAATAGGTTATTTTCCTACTCCCACTCGGTATGTGCGTCGGTTGAAAACACTCAATCTACCTGCGCATTCATTCGCCCTATGGGGTGGGCTGCCACTAATTTGCCACTAATAATCCTTTTGCCAATCCGTGCCACGTAGGGCGGAAACCGGCGGCGCCACTCAGTGGTGACCGCGAACGGGCGGTCCCATCGTTGGGGCCGCCCGTTCGGTGCGCTTGCGGCGCAATCAGAAGAGCTTGGACACGGCGGCGACGGCCTCGCGCTTGGCGTCCATGTTGACGTGGGTGTACACGTCCATCGTAATCTGGGAGCTGTAGTGGCCCGCGAGCTCCTGCATGACCTTGGGGTGCACGCCCTCCTCGGCGAGAAGCGTCAGGTAGGTGTGCCTGAGCTCGTGGAGGGAGAAGTCCTGGAGGCCGTAGGCGTCGCGATCTGTGGACCACCAGCGCGAAAGCGAGCTCGGCTTGATGCGCTCGCTGTACTTGGTGGTGATCACGGGCGTCTCGTCGGTCTGCTCGAGGTGCCACTCGGGACCGGTCTTTCCCTTCTTGCGCCGCGACTCGTTGATGCTTTCGAAGTACTCGGCCTGGAGGCGCTTGGCGGTGAGCAGCCCCCTCGCCGTGATGTCGGGCAGCGGCAGCAGGCGCGTGCCGGCCTTGGTCTTGGTGCCCTTGAGGTTGCCGAGCTCGTCGTAGGAGTGGCGGATGCTCACGATCTTGCGGTCGAAGTCGACGTCGCCCCATGACAGCCCGCAGACCTCTCCCCTCCTGAGCCCCATGGTGGCGGCTATGAGCCAGGCGAGCTCGTGTGGGTTCGACGGGTCGAGCGACTCGATGAACGCGCGCCTTGTCCGGCGGGACGGCCTTCTTGGCACGGGTGTCCATCTTGGGCGGGTTCACCTTGTCGCAGGGGTTCTCGGTCAATAGTCCTTCTGCCTTGGCAGCTTCGAACACGAGGGTTATGTTGTCGTGGATCTGGTTGACATAGGAGCCGCTGGAGGGCTTGCCAGACATGGTGTCGCCCTGCATCATCGCGATGTACATGTCGTTGAGCATGGTTGGAGTGACCTGCTCGAGCCTGACGTGGCCGATGTGGCGGCAGACGGCCTTGAACTGCCAGCGCTGCCGCACTTGCGTCGTGGGCGCCACCTCCCTCTTCGCCTCGCGGGCTGCGATGTAGCGCTCGCAGTACTGCTGGAAGGTGTAGCCGGTCTTGCCCTGGACGCGGTCGCCCTCGACCTCGTCCTGGAACTCGCGCAGCGCCCTCTTCGCCTCCGTGTAGGAGCCGTTGAAGCGGCGCGACTTCGCCTTGTACTTTCCCGTGCGGGGGTCGAGCCCGGTGGGGACCCTGAGCTCCCACTTCTTGCACTTGCTCTTGGGCTTGTCCTTCTCGCGCTGGATGATGGAGCCTCCGGAGGTCCCGTTCTTCGTCGCCATGGCTACCGCCTCGCCTGGGAGTCCTCGACGTCGCGGTGCTCGAGATAGTCGAGGTAGTCGTCGAGCATGCGGCGGCTCTCGCGCGTGAGGGCGCGGGCCCGGTCGTCGAGCGTGACGGGGCGGGGCGCGTCGATGTCCTCGCGGCCGACCACGAGGTCGATGGAGCAGCCGAGCTTGTCGGCGATGGCCCAGGCGTTGGCCATGGGGATGCCGCACTGCGGCGTCTCGGGCGCCCTCTCGTAGCGGGCGTAGGTGGTCTCGGAGATGCCGAGCTCGGCGGCGAACACCTTCGCGCTGGGGTAGCCGGCGCCCCTCCTGAGCCTCTGCAGGGTCCTCCGGCCGGCAGCGACGGGACCGTCCCCGCCCTGGTGCGTGTGCGTGGTGGTGGGAGATGACATATACTGTCACCGTCCTTTCTGGAATATGCCTTTGGAATGGACAACGGGCTCGCGGGAGTGCCAGCTCCCGCAGGCCGCCTTTTTCTTGGGACTACCTCCCGGCGATGCCTCCCCCCTCGTATCCGGGCCCCGTCTCCTGCGACCAGCTGACGAGCACGCCGTGGTCGTCCACGAACGACCCGTGCATGCGGTCGTAGGCAGCCATGACCTCCTTGAGAGCCTCCTCGCCGCGCACCTTGGGCGCGAACCGGTTGAGCGGCCTCTCCGCGCCGACGACCCACGTGCGGGCGAGCTCGCGAAACCCCTCGCGCAGCTCCGCGTCGCTCCCCGTGAGAAGGACCGGGTCGGGCCCGTCCGAGAGCCTCCCGAGGTAGGCGCGCTCGATGCGCGAGGAGACGACCTCCCACACGCGCCGCGCCCTCTGGGACTGCTCCTCCCTGCCGCGGGCGTCGCGCGCGGCGAGGTAGGACATGAAGTCGGCCGCCTCCTCCTGCGAGCGCGGCGAAAGCGCGTCGAACGCCCTCTGCTGCGGCCCGCGCGGGTCGCCCTTCGCCTCGGTGTCGCGGCCGACCACCTGGTCGATGGTGACGTGGAACCTGTCCGCGAGCTCCCAGGCGACCTTGAGTGGGATCCTCTCGGGGTTCGACTCGTAGCGCGTGTAGGTGGACTCCGCCAGGCCGGCGGCCTCGGAGAACTCCCTCGCCGTCGCGTACCCCGCCGCCTTGCGTATCTCGAGCAGCCTGCTTGACATAGCCCTTCCTTCCGTGGACGTTCCGTGGCGCCCCCGGGGCCGTTCGCCGATTGGGGGACGCAACACTTCGTAACAAAGACTATCAGACTATGACAAATAGTACAAGCGTTTGTCGCCTAATTCTACCACTTAATGCGGATGTCCTCATACAGTGATATTTTCTATGCTAACCTACACGTCGCGGGCGGCAGGCGGGCGCCATCGGGTGGCACGCCGCCCCGCCCGCCCCATTCCAAAGGCATGTTTCGAGGAAGGAAGGCAAGCCATGGGCATCAACGAACTCCCTCCCCTGGTGACGCCCCGCGTGCTCTCGGAGCTCACGGGCGAGCACGTCGGGTCGATCACGCGCGGCATCCGCGAGGGGCACATACCCGCCGACAAGGTGAACGGGCGCTGGCTCATACCCATAGACGACGTGCTCCCGAACGCCCGGCGCTCCGTGCGCGCGCCACGGCAGCCGAGGGGGCGCGGCCGTGGGATCGACTAGCCCCGAGGCGCCGTCGGGCGGGAGGAAGACATGGACCTGAGCAGGGTGCCCGCCGAGCTGAGGGCGGAGCCGCGCTGGGTGTGCTGGCGCGCCCAGGCTCGCGACGGGCGCACGACGAAGCTCCCCGTGAACCCGAGCACGGGAAGGATGGCGTCGAGCACGGATGCCACGACCTGGTCGGACTTCGACACGGCGATCGCCGCCGTGGGGCGCTGGCACGCCTCCGGCGTCGGCTTCGTGTTCGGGCCCGACCGCGCCTTCACCGGTCTCGACCTCGACCACGTGCTCAGCGGCGGCGCGCTCGCGGACGCCTACCGCTGGGTCGTCTCGGAGGCGCACACCTACTGCGAGGTCTCGCCCTCCGGCGACGGCCTGCACCTGATATTCCGAGGCAGCAAGCCCGAGGGCGCCACGCGCTGCCGGCGCGGCTGCGTGGAGATGTACGACCACGACCGGTTCTTCACCGTGACCGGGGACGTCTTCGAGGGGCACGGCCGGCTTGGCTCGAACCCCGCTGTCGTGGCGCGCGCCTACCGCACCTGGATCGACCCGTCCCTGGGCGCGGGCATGCGGCAGGCCGAGATCCCCGGCGGCGGGGGCGCGGCCAGGGGCGCGGGCGCGCCGGACGACGCCGAGCTCGTGCGCCGCATACGCGCGAGCAGGAACGGGGCCGCGATCGGCGCACTTCTCGACGGGGACCTCTCCGCCTACGGGGGCGACCACTCGGCCGCGGACATGGCGCTGTGCTCCTCGCTCGCCTTCTGGTGCGCGGGCGACGCCGACCGCATGGACCGGATCTTCCGCTCCTCGGGGCTCATGTGCGACAAGTGGGACTCGCGCCGGGGCGGCTCGACCTACGGCGCGCAGACGATCGCGCGGGCCATCGAGGGCTGCACGGAGTTCTACGAGCCGAGGAGCCGCAGGGGCACGGGGCGCGCCGGCATGGCCGACACCGACGGGAAGTCGCCCCGCTCGCGCCGCACGGCCGACACAAACAGTTGTTCGATTGCACGGACGAGCCCACGCGAGGGGGACCCTGCCGCCTCGTCGTCCCCCGACGCCAATGCGGAGCCGGCCTTCGACCCAGACCGCGCCCCCTCTGTGGAGGGCTGGCAGGTGGACTCGCGCGACAGGCTCTGGGTCGTGGGGCGCGACGGCGAGCTCCGCTACACGGTGACCTCGACCGCGCCCTGGATCGCCTGCGACCTCGTGGACGTGGACACGCGCGACGTGCGCGCCCTCGTGCGCGTGCGGGTGCCCGGCGGCGTACGCGAGCGGGCCGTGGGGCGAGACGTCCTTCTCAACCAGTCGAAGGTGATCGGCGTGCTGGCGCCCCTGGGCGCGAACGTCTCGTCCTCGAACTGCAAGGAGGTGATCCGCTACCTGACCGACTGCGAGAAGCGCTTCGGCTGGATGCGGCCACGCCTCGAGAGCGTGACGCACCTGGGCTGGGCGGACGGCCCGCTCGGCGCGTTCATGCCCTACGACGCCGGCGGGGCCGGCGGCGGCGACGCAGGCGGGGACGGGGACGCGACGGTCGTGCGGTTCGACCCGTCGCCCGACGAGGCGATGAAGGCCCGCCCGTTCCTGGAGCCCGTCGGCACGCTCGACGGCTGGGTGGCGGGCGTGGCGCCGGCGCGCGAGCGCTCGCAGGCGTTCCGCTGCGTGCTCGCTGCCAGCTTCGCCTCTCCCCTGGTGTCGGTCGTGGGCGTTCAGACCTTCATCGTGTACCTGTGGGGCAGGAGCCGCTCCGGCAAGACGCCGACGCTGAAGGCGACGGGCTCGGTGTGGGGCGACCCCACCGAAGGCGCTGACTCGTACTTCCGCACCTTCGCCGACACGCCGAAGTCGATCGTGCGCGCGGCGGCGCTCCTGCACGACGTCCCCGTGATCGTGGACGAGCTGCAGAGCAAGGGCGCGCCGGGCGGCCAGGGGGCGAAGCGCCAGGTGGTGGAGGACCTCCTGTACTCGCTCTCGCTCGGCCACGAGCGCGGGGCGCTCAACAGCGACCGCTCCATGATGCGCGCCGGCTCGTGGCGCTGCCTCACCATCGCGACCGGCGAGATTCCCATCGTGGGCGGGTCCACCCAGCAGGGCGCCGCCAACCGCACGCTGGAGCTGAACGCGGAGCCCTTCTCGGACGTTCGCGAGGCCCAGGCGATGCACCACCTGGTCGCGGCCCAGCATGGCACCGCTGGAAGAACATTTGTTCGTTCGCTTCGCCGCAACGCGGCTGGGTGGTACACGGACGAGTACGCGCGCCTTCGCGACGCCGTCGGCGGCATAGCCGCGGGCCACCCGCAGGCGGACAACGTGGCGCTTCTCGCCCTGGCGGACGCGCTCGCCTCGTTCTACGTGTTCGGTGTCGCGGACTGGGACGAGTGCGTTCGCCAGGCCCTGGAAATGGCGCGCTGGGCCCTCGCGAACTCGACCGGCGCCGAGGCGGGCGACACCGACCTGAAGGCGATCCAGTTCGTGGCCGAGTGGCTGACGAGGAACGTCCTGCACTTCGAGGACTCGGCGGAGATGGACCGCCTGGAGCGCTGGGGCGAGATATCCCGCCGACCCGGCGAGGCGGGCTTCACCTGGTGCGTGTTCTCGTCCGTACTCGACCGCGCCCTGGAGTCGGAGAACTACGACCGCCAGAAGACCCTGCGCCGCATGGACGACGAGGGCCTGCTGGTGACGGGCTCGGGCAGGCGCTTCACGATGCAGCGCCGCTTCCGGGGAGGTACCAGGCGCTACTGCGTGTGCATCGACAACGCGAGGCTGGAGGAGCTCCTGGACCGAACCGCGGGGCAGGCCACGGGAGACGCCCCGCCGTCTTCGGCGGGAGACCCAAGGTGAAGACGGCGGTGGAGACGGGGGCGGCGCAGGCCAGGGGGCAAATCCCCTCCTCGTCTTCACCGTCTTCGTCGAATTTCGTTTTGGTACGGGGACTGCGCCCCTCGCGCCCGCGCACGCGCGCGGGCGCGAGGGGCGCAGTCCCCGGTTTGGTGGAGACGTGAAGACGGCGGGCGTCCGCGCAGGTGGGGCGGGCCGCGCGGCGTCTTCGGCGGTTTGGGGGGCGGATCTGCGTGAGGTGGAGCGAGGAGCAGGACGACGTGCTGCGCGAGTGCAGCTTCAGGGGCGCGGCCTTCGCCCGCGACGAGATCGAGCGGAGATGCGGCGCGGCACACTCGCTGCACGCGGTGGAGCTCCGGGCGAGCAGGATCCACTGCTCGCTCGCGCTTCAGACCGTGTGCCCCTCGTGCGGCGCCGTGGGCGTGGTGATAAACCGCCAGACGGGGCTTTGCCGCCTGTGCACGGAGCGCTACCACCTGGAGCAGGAGCGTGCGTTCGCCGAGGTCCTCGAGCGCGAGCGCGACGCCCAGCGGCAGCGGAACAGCCGCACGTGCAGGAGGTACGGGCTGCCGAGCAGGCGGGCGCGGGGAGTTAGCTGAGGAACGTATGGGGGCCGCTCCAACGGAGTAACTAAATGTACTGACGCAGCCAATCAGGCATGCTAGGGTCGTCGATGTCCCAAGAATCGACCTCCGTTTCGTCTTCTCCCCAGTAGCTCTCGTCACCATCGAAGTATTTCTGCCTGTGGCACTTGTATTTGACGACCCGATTGCCCTCAAGCTTGTACTTGTTGTGATAGTAGTTCTGTTTGCCGTAACCCTTCCACTCCTGTGTGGTGTAGATAATCGACATGGCCGCACTCCTTTCTACGAGATGCAACTGTTGAATTCCTTCTTTCCACTCCAGACCTCAACTTGCGATGTAGTCGGCGAGCGCGCCGCCCCGAAGGCGCGACGCCCTCACCACCTCCACACCCTTTGTGACGGCGCCGGATGATTCAGGCTGCGAGACCCTGAGATTTAGAGGAGGTGGCCCGGCATGGCGAGGAGGGCGAAGCTCACGCAGGAGATGGTCGACCAGGCCATCCAGCTCAAGGCGGACGGCCTTTCCAACGGCGACATCGTGTGCGCGCTGGGCATCCACGAGTCCACGTTCTACCGCTGGATCGGCGAGCCGAAGAACCGGCTGCAGCGCGAGTTAAGCGAGGGACTAAAAAAGGAGGAGGCCGAGTTCAAGCACACGCTCCTGACCACGATCCGCGCGGCGGCGCTGGCGCGCAACCAGTACTGGACCGCGGCGGCGTGGCTGCTCGAGCGCAAGTACCCCGACGAGTACGGCAAGGCCGACCGCCGGCGCGACGAGGACGAGGGCGGCGACGCGCCACGCATCGTGCTCGGCGTCGTGGCAAAGCCCGTGCAGGGGCGGCTGGACTTCTCCGCGGCCGGGGGCGACGGCGAAGGCGACGGTTCTTCTCGCCCAAGCGATGGCAAGACGAGCGAGGAGGGCGTCGGGGATGGCGACTGACGCGAGCGAGCTGGTGATCCCGGCGTTCCACGACGTGCTGGGCGACGTGATGGCGCACGGGCACACGCACTACTGGCTGCACGGCGGGCGAGGGAGCACGAAGAGCTCGTTCGTCTCGGTGGCCATTGTGCTGCTGCTCCTGGCGCGGCCGGAGGCGAACGCCGTGGTGGTGCGGCGGTTCTCGAACACGCTGAGGGACTCCGTGTACGAGCAGGTGCAGTGGGCGATCGCGGAGCTGGGGCTGGAGCGGTGGTTTCGGGCGCGGGTGTCGCCGATGGAGCTGACGTACGTGCCGACCGGGCAGCGGATCGTGTTCCGCGGGGCGGACGACCCGCTGAAGCTGAAGGGCACGAAGTTCGGGCACGGCTACGCGGCCGTGGTGTGGTTCGAGGAGCTGGACCAGTTCGACGGTGTCGAGGCCGTGCGCTCAATCCTGAACTCGCTCAGGCGCGGCGGGGACGACTTCTGGATCTTCTACACGTACAACCCGCCGCGGACGCTGTGGAGCTGGGTGAACCGCGAGGAGCTGGAGCGCGAGCGGCGCGCGGACACGCTCGTGCGGCGCTCGAGCTACCTGGACGTGGTGGGGACGCACCCGGAGTGGCTGGGGGCGCCCTTCGTGGAGGAGGCCGAGTACCTGCGGGACGTGGACGAGCGGGCGTGGCGGTCGGAGTATTTGGGCGAGGTGACGGGGACCGGCGGGTCCGTGTTCGGCAACGTCATGGGGCGGCGGCTGGGCGACGCGCAGTGCCGCGGCTTCTCGCGCACGCGAAACGGCGTGGACTGGGGGTGGTTCCCGGACCCGTGGCGCTTCGTGCGGTGCGGGTGGGTGCCCGGGGAGCGGCGGCTGTTCCTGTTCCAGGAGCTCTCCGCGAACCGCAAGACGCCGGCCGAGACCGGGGCGATGGCGGCCGAGGCTCTGACGTTTGCCGACGAGCCCGGGGGCGACCCATACCGGCACGACGAGCTGATATGGGCGGACGACACGCCGGACGGCAAGCAGTCGATGGCGGTGTGGCGCCGCGAGCTTGGGCTGAGGGTCCGGCCGGCGAGGAAGTCGAACATGCGGCGGCTGAGCTATGAGTGGCTGGCGGGGCTGCGGGAGATCGTGATCGACCCTGTTCGGTGCCCGCTGGCTTATGAGGAGTTCCGGCTCAAGAAGTTCGAGCGGGACCGCGACGGCACCTGGGTGGACGAGATACCGGACGGGAACGACCACAGCATCGACGCGGTGCGCTACGCCATGATGGATGACGTGCTGAGGGGGGCGTAGGCTCTTATCGCCTGCGCCCTCCCCTATGCGTCAATGCCCTCGTTTCTGAAGAAGAGTGAGATGGGATAGTTCTCTATCTGGGCCTTCTCGGCCTTCGTACAGCGCTCAAGACAGCGCCTTGCCATGTCCGCATCGCCCAAGAGCGCATAGGCGGCCGCCTGCACGTATCTCTCGTGAGCATCTATGACGAGGCTGCGGAGTAGGTCCTTCTCGCCATCCTCAAGCTCTCGCCTTCTCTTGAGCGCCTGCATGAGATTGAGGAGGTACGTTTGAGAATCGGTATCGAACTCGTGGAGCTTCCTGGCGAGGATGGCCGCACAGGCAAGGAGGGCCTGGGACTGCTTTGCGCCCTTGTCATATGCCGACAGCATCTCCAGCACCTTCTGATTGAGAGGGGTCTGGTTTCCCGCCGTAACGGGGAACCGGTCAAGCTGCTCGGAGAACTTGTCGGGCTTCAGGTTCACCGCCTTCGCGAACTCCTCCTCGTCCAGTGCCATGAGCGCAGGTACCGGATCGAAGCCAAGATCCTTGTCCAAGGCCTTCTGGTCTGGGTAGCCAAAGACGAAGACGAGCCTGTCGGAGAGGATGTCGAGGAGCTCATACCCGCCCTCTTCCCGCTTCCTCGCGAGGGCGTAGACCTGCGCTCCCTGGATGTTGAAGTTCACAACGGGCGACCTGAGCTCAACGCCTTCCAGCGGCTTTTTCTCCACGAAGACGGCGTGCATGAAGCCCATGTCGTTCAGCTCCTTGGAGGTCATCTTCTCCGGGTCCCACTTGGCGGTTATCCCCAGCGCGTCGAGCGTCTCCACGAATGGTCTGTACGCGTTAACAGTCTCCTCGAGCCGCTGGAGCGTCTCGTCTTCATCCTTCCCCTGCTCGATGCGGAGGAAGCTGTGTCCGTCGATGGCGACCGTGCCCGACTGCAGGAACTCCTGGACGAACCGTGCCGTGCTGTAGCGCCTCCGGAAGTCGCCTGAAATGGACCAAGTAAGCGAGGCCTTTTTATTGCTTTCCGAGAGGGTCATGCTCACGCCCTCGAACTCGATGCATGTTCCATCCCTTTGGTCACCGAGCATCACCATGGTCGAGAACTCGAAGCCGCCAGCGGATACCGTGTGCTCTGCTCCCACGCCAAACATGCTGACGTCGCCAACCTTGCCGATGACGCGTGTGAGGCCATTCTTCGTCGTGCCGTACACGTAAGGCCCGTCGCCAAGACCTGCCAGCGAGATGGGACTCTCCCCGCTGAACAGCTGGGACGTGAACGTGAAGAACGTGATGTCCGGAGGAAGCTCGAACTTGTCATCAAGGAATCCGTAGCCCGTGACCTCCGCATTGAGCTGCGACTCGTGCTCACGGTGGAACTGGATGATTAGTCGTTTGGCTTCGCGCGGGTCGTCTGGGAATGGCTTCACGCGCACCGAGGCCGTCTTCTGGCCATCTCGCGCTCCGTCGAGGATTCTTGTAAGCTCGTAGGGGTGCAGCGCCGAGTAGTAGACCTGCCCTGGCCGTGCGTCCTTCTCGACCGCCACGCAGAAGAGCAGGACACCGTGGAACACGTCGAGGAAGCGCCTGAGGTCGACCACATCCATCGAGTACTTCACGAAGCCCCTCTTGTTGGTCCGGAGCTTCCTCGTGGTGCCCTTTACCTGAACGGTCACCTCGCCGGTGAGGTTTTCCTTGGTCAGCTCGGAAGAGCTGTAGACCTCAATGGTGCCATCTATGAGGATGTTCTTGTCGTTCTCGTCCAGGTTCGGGTAGAGCGTGTCGCACTTCAGGATGATGCTTCGCACTGCATCGACGGCGACGCTCTCGATCCTTCTGTCGTCGGGAGTCTCGAATCTTGCCAAACGCTTCCTTTCCACAGGTCTTTGTTCACATGATTATATCCCCCTGCTTTGTCCTGTATGCTCCCTGCCATTACGCGTAGTGCCCTGTGACGGGCTGGGATTATCGGGCCATCTTCTCCATTGAACGAGAAAGGGCTGGATATGGCCGAGGGACAGGACGAATACTGGGTGCCGGAGTGCGTGAGGGCGTACCTGAGGGCGGCAGGTTACTCGACGCGGACGCTGGAGGACATGGAGCCCCACGTCCGCGAGTGGGACTCGTGGATGCGGGCGGTCGGGGAGTTCTACGATTACCGGGACACGGACGGGTTCGGAAGGGTGTACCAGGTGCATAGGCGCACCATCATGCCGGCGATGCGGGTGTGCCGGGAGTGGGGGTCTCTGCTCCTGGACGAGAAGACCGTGGTCGCCTGCGAGAGCCGGGAGTGCGCCGACTGGCTGGCATCGTTCTTCTCGTCCACGAACTTCTGGGGCAGGGCGCAGGAGACCGTCGTGCGGGCGTTCGGGCTCGGCACGGGGGCTTTCGCCGTGTGGCTGGACGTGGGGCGGCGCCTAGTGCGCGTGCGCCACTACGACGCGCGCATGGTGGTGCCGCTTTCGTGGGACGCGGAGGGCGTGCGGGAGTGCGCGTTCGTCACGAGGTGCTTCTCGCGCGGCGCTCTTCTCGACCAGCTGCAGATGCACGTCGTGGGTGATGACGGCACGTACCGGATCCGCACCGTGTGCTTCGACGGGGACGGGCGGGTCGTGGGCGTGCCCGGCGTCGCGGAGGAGGTCGGCACGGGCTCCGTGGGGCCGACGTTCGCCATCGTGCAGCCGGCGGTGCCGAACACGAGGGTAGACTTCTCGCCCTACGGACAGAGCGTGTTCGCGGACGCCGTCGACGCGGTGCAGAGCGTGGACTTGGCCTACGACGCGCTCATCAACGAGGTGGACGCGGGCAAGATGCGCGTGTTCCTGTCCGACGTGATGTTCGACCAGGAGAGGGACGCCGACGGCAGGCGGGTGCCCATCCCCTTCGGCAAGGGCGACTGCACGGTGTTCAGGAAGGTGATGAGCACCGAGAACACGATCCAGGAGTTCGCGCCGGCGCTGCGCACCGAGGCGCAGGGCAAGGCGTTCCGGCTGGCGCTGCAGGTGCTGGGCGACCTCTGCGGCCTGGGCGTGAACTACTTCGACCTGGACAACGTGGGCTACGTAAAGACGGCGACGGAGGTGTCGAGCGACAACAGCGCCCTCATGAGGAACATCAGGAAGAACGAGAACGCGCTCCAGGGTGCGCTCGCGGACGTCTCGCGGACGGTGCTCTCGTGCGGCAGGCTCATGGGCGAGGCCCTTCCCGACGAGGGCGACGTCTCGGTGATCTACGACGACTCGATCGTGCAGGACACCGCCGCCGAGAAGCGCCAGGACATGGAGGAGGTAGCCGCCGGGCTCGTGACGCGCGAGGAGTACCGCCGCAAGTGGTACGGGGAGGCGTCGGGATAGGGTGCCAGCGCGGCCGTCAGCCCTCATCCGCGTGCGGGCCGCCCGCGCTGGGGACGGGTCGCAGGTCGTGGGGACGGGCCGCACGTCCGGCAAGCCGTCGGCCGGGATGCCGTCGCGGTGCCGGGCCGGCGTGCGGGACGCGGCCACGCTCTTCTCGTCCTTCTCGGGCTTGTCGTCCTTCTCGCCCTGCTCGCCCGCCGGTCTGGCTACGACGCCAGGACCTTCTCGTCCTTCTCGTAGGGGACACCCCAGAACGTGGGGGCCTCGGCGATGTCGCCGATGTAGACGTCGTCGGCGTACCTATCAAGCGTGTCAGCAACGTCCTCGAGCGAGTAGTCCTCGGTCTCGCGGAAGCTGATGGTAGTCTCGCGGGGGGGCGCGTCGTAGCAGAACTGGGTGATGTCGCCCCTGCCGGTCTCCCTCACGTACGCCTCTCCGGTTTCGAGACGGCCGAACTCCAGCGTCCTGGTCTCGGCACCGTTCCTGGAGTAGAAGTTTCTCTCATCCATTGCGGTGACCTCCTCGTGCTTGCCTCCGGGCATCTGGTTCGTCGATGATAAGGCTGGGGCCGGCGCGTGGGGAGCTCCTCTCCGTTGAATGGCTCTTTGCGATGCCCTTACTCCGTGGCACCCGTCGCCTCGAACCCGTCACGCAGTGAGCGAGCTGTTTGTAAGTTCTTGACGCACGCTGCTCCACGACTCATCTACTGAGCGTTCACGCCGTTGCGATGAGCGGTAGCCCCCCCCGAGGCCTTTGCTGGCTGCCGCTCCTTGCAGATTCCTCCTCGTGCCTTATGACAAGTAATGTCACTGGTATCGTGGCGGTATAGGTCGTAAGGAGTCTCGCCATGCCCACGCTGACAACGAAAACACCCGAAGTCGCCTACCTCATGGAGAGGGACTGGCGGCTGCGGCACCTCATCGAGGCGGTGGGCGACCTGAGCTACGAGGTTTCCGGCAGCGCCTTCGAGCACGTGGCGCACTCCGTGATTGAGCAGATGCTCTCGATGAAGGTCGGGAGGGCGATAGAGGGCAGGCTGCGCGGACTCTGCGGCGGGGAGATCACCGGCGAGGCCGTGCTGTCGCTCTCCGTCGAGGAGATACGCTCCTGTGGTATCGCGGCTAAAAAGGCTATGACTTTGCATGAGCTTGCGCAACGTTTACCAGAACATAAACTTATCTCTCTGGCAGAACTCCCGAATGATGAGGTAAGAAAAACGCTGATGGAGATACATGGTATTGGCAAATGGACTGCTGACATGTTCCTCATCTTTTACCTAGAACGACCTGATATCCTTCCTCTAGAAGATAAAGCTATACAACAGGTCTTCTATTGGCTGTATGGAGCACCCATAACCAGTGAAAGTGTGCGTAATGTCGTATGTCCCTTGTGGCACCCTTACACATCTATGGCTGTGCGTTACATGTACAGAGCTCTCAATGAAGGCCTTCTTGAAAAAGGCCCATCAGAAAAAGTACTGCTTTATTAGCTACACAAACTGCCATATATCATCTACGAGAAGGCAATCAAAACTTGAAATAGTATCACGCAACAATGGGTCTGTTAGCATAATCGGTCGTAAATCACAGTAATAAACACCGTCTAGGGCGTTAAGCCGCAATGTATATCCTTTGAAGTGGCCGCTGAGAAAAGTAGTGTTTATTCGGTAATCTGGTCCAGAGCCCGCACGCTGAACATCGTTCAGAAAAACTGCAAAGTGCGGTACGTTTTGGTTAGTAAGTCGGTTGTAGAGGAATTTATCAATAAAAATCTTGTCTATTCTGTCCTTGCTGGAGGTTTTTACTGAGCCAATCGCCAACGGATAATCCTTATCGCCAACAATAATGTCATGTTGGTAGCTCATCTTAAACATCTCTTGGCCATCAATTGCTACTGGAACTCTTACCGTTCCTTCCGATACATCAATCCCAATTTCAAGCAATGTGATGCGTACGAGCTTTTCAAACAGTTGACCATTGATTTTTCTTGCCCTGTTGGATGACTCGCTTGGAAGCGCATCTAAGGCAGAACCGATGGACTGCTGTATTGTATATATTGTCCGATTAATGTTTTGCCTTGCAGCATGATTGTTCTTTATGGACTGTATCTCTCGTAACGACTTTCTCAATAGACTATAGGCATTGTCAAATTCACTTACTGATAGAAACAGCCTGGTATTAATTGGTCGCGATATGGCATAGTCTGCCGTATCTCTATAACTGAAGAAAATATAATCTGTCTCATTTTGTGCTCTTATTACATCAGGCTTTTCTTCTTCAAGATACCCGAGATATCTCCAACAGAAATCAGCATATGCATCTAGCGAATTGAAACTCATTAGTTCTGTGGCAAAATTCGCCAGTGTTTCAATACTCTCAATCATCTTATTGAGCGTCTCCTTTCATCGTTTTGCCGGTCGTAATCTTTCCATTCCTCTACGCTTTTCTTAACGACACTTTGCAAACGATTAACAGCCCATTCGTTGTATTGCTCTGACTCATCACATGCGATCCACTTTCTTCCAAGCTGTTTCGCGACAACAGCCGTGGTTCCCGACCCCGAGAACGGATCCAATACAACATCGCCTGCGTTAGTTGATGCAAGCACAAGTTTTCTGACCAGTTCTTCGGGTTTTTGAGTTGGGTGCGGCGTTTTTTCATGCATACCGTTACATGTTGTTGGGATTTCTATCACGTCCCTTGGCTTTGCACCCAGGGGATTTGGAGTCCATGTCTGACGCTTCTTCCCTTCTCCGCCACTGTATTGACTTGTTTCCGCCTGCGGATGATGGGGATACTTTAACGTGTGTGCTCCATATGGCACACGTACGTCATCGATATTCATTACGAAGTTTTTCTTCGATTTTCTGAACAACAGGATACTTTCGTGAGACCTGCCCCAATCATTAGAGAGGTTTGCCTTGTTCTTATAGAACCAAATGAGCCATTTGCATGTTTGGAAGTCCTGCAGAATGAGCCTTTTCATATCTGCGAGTACTTCCGTATACCCACAAATCATGAAACTGCCGCTGCTTTTCAAGATGCGTGAGACTTCTCGAGTCCAACTTAATGTCCACTCTATGTAGTCTTCTTGGGATTTGAAACAATCCCAGCTTGCTTTCTTTACGTTATACGGAGGGTCAGCGAACACAAAGTCAACAGTTTCTGGATTCAGACCCTTCAGCCATTCGACTGAGTCACCAGTAAACAAGCTACCTGTCTCTTCTGAATAAAACAGAGTTGCCATTGCTCTACCTTTTCTAATAAAAGTTCTCTTAATTATGATTACGGAAAAAGCTTTGGTGCTAATCGTCGAAGTCGACCTCAACCTCGGCCGCGTTGTAGATATCGACTCGGTTCTGAACATCAACGCGGTTGACGATCCATCCCCTAAGGGCACAGCGCTGAATGAAGTCATCGATGCGGTTTACGCCATGGATTTCCTTCAGCGTGATGACCGCTCCGA